TATCAAATAGAGTGTAAAATAGGAAAACAAACAACTGATTTATATATAGACTGTGAAGGTGCTTTTATTCCTTGTTGTTATATAGGTGCTGGAATGCACATAGGTGGAATAGACCCTCAATTACTGGAGCAATTTAGTGACAAACAAAGTTTTATACCCAGTAAAGAAAACCCTTATCAAAAAATATTTCAAAACAAATATTACACAGAAACATTACCACAGGGTATAAATGGCGAACTTTCTGGGGATTTAAAATACACAGTTAAATGTGTTGAAACTTGTGGTCAGTGCCTAAATTAAAAGTAGATAAATAGTAATATGGCTAGATTAAGTTTATGGAACCCGGTTAAAACAAATGACTACAACTTTATAGATAGAATAGTTGGAGAGCATATCTACGCGGGTGGAACCGGTGTTCATGTACACAAATACTTAGGTGTGCAAACAGCAGATGATGGAAACGATCCCACAAGACCTTCATCAAATTCAGCAAATAACAACGAAGTATTCATACAGGATCTGTTATTTTTAGAAAACAGAGATAGAAAATACGATAAAAACATTTACGAATTACGTGGACAATACAATTTAGGTGATAATGATGCCTATGATTTAACACAATTTGGTATGTTTTTAGCAAACGACCAAGTGTTCATGAACTTTCATATTGAAAGCATGGTTGAAGCAATAGGGCGTAAACTTATGCCTGGTGATGTTTTAGAACTACCTCATTTACGTGATGATTTACTATTAGGCAGTGATGATGCAATAAACAGATTTTATGTAGTAACAGATGGCAGTAGGCCTGCAGAAGGATTTGATCCTCGTTGGTGGCCACATTTATGGCGTGTGAAACTAGGTCCAATAACAGACAGTCAGGAATACAGAGATATTCTAGGCACTGGAGAAGAGGAAGGCGATCTAAGAAATCTTATTAGCACTTATGCTAATGACATAAAAATAAATGATGCTATATTGGAACAAGCAGAACGTGATGTTCCTTTCGACCCACAGTACAGAAATACTGCACATTTATATTTTGATGATTCTGTTCCTGATAAACCAGCACCTACATTAGATTTTGCTGGAGCAGATGGTCTACCCATTAATGGTTTAAGTCTAGTAGGTAGTGGAGATAGTTTTCCAACAAGTGGTATTAGTGATGGAGACTATTTCTTGAGAACTGATTTTACGCCTAACAGATTATTTAAAAAATCAGGTACACGTTGGTTAAATGTTGCAACAGATGAGCGAGGTTCATGGGCGGCGGCTAATAGAATATTAACTACGTTTATAAATAATGACAATACTATTACAGAAAGTGATGGCACAACTGCACCTGAAAAAGTTAATTTAAGTAAAGTTGTAAAACCAAGGACAGACAACTAATGGCAGGCAAAAATTTAGATTACTGGTATGATGAACAGATAAAACGATATCTGATACAGATCATCAGGATCTTTTCAAATTTTAAAACTAAAGAATTTACAGATAAAGGCGTAAAGTATAATCGTGTACCTGCAAGATATGGTGATTCCAGCAGAATGGTAGCAAGTATATTGCGTAATAATTCAGAAAACATTATAAACAGTGCTCCTTTTATCGCTGTAACTATAGGCAGTATTCAACCAGCAAGAGATAGAACACATGAGCCATTTTTAGTTGATACTACGCAAGTAGCAGAAAGAGAATACAACAAAGAACAAGGTGTTTACACAAGTGAACAAGGCAATTTATATACAACACAAAGATATATGCCTGTACCATATAATATGACCGTAAATGTTGATATATGGACAACAAATACAGATACAAAATTACAGGTTTTAGAACAAATATTTGTTTTATTCAATCCCAGTATTCAATTACAGAGCAATGATAACCCATTAGATTGGAGTAGTGTATTTGAAGTTGAACTTACAGATATAAACTGGAGTAGTAGAAGTGTCCCAGCAGGTGTAGACGAAAATTTGGATATTTCAACACTAACATTTAGTATACCTATATGGATATCACCACCAGCAAAAGTCAAACGTCAAAGTATTATTCAAAAAATTATTGCTGATATACATTCAACAAGTGATATAGCAGGTTTAGGATACAGTGAAGATTATGCGGACTTTTTTGGTGACATAACTGATACTGCAGAAGTTGTTGTAACTCCGGGTGACTTTTATGTTCAAGTTACAGGCAGTACAGCAAGATTAGTGGATAGTGGTGGCGTAGCAAAAAATTGGACTGATATAATAGAACAACTAGGTGAAGTCACAGCAACTAGTAAATTAAAACTTAATATTTCAAATGACAGTGATAATGAATTAAATATGTTAGTAGGTAGCATATCTAAAAATCCTTTAGACGAATCAGCATTAATATTTAATTTAGATACTGATACATTACCCACAGACACACTGGACGATGTAGATAAAATTATAGACCCCAGAGATAATTATCCTGGAGACGGTACTCTAGCGGCCGCATCAACAGGACAACGTTATTTAATTACAGAAACATTAGATGATGTAGGTTTCCCAAATTGGGGGATAGATGCTAATGAAAATGACATTATACAATACAACGGTTCTGCTTGGACTGTTATTTTTGATAGTCAAAATATTAGTAGTGAACAATACACTACAAACTCTTTCACATCCAAACAATACAAATGGACAGGGTCTGCTTGGATAAGTAGTTATGAAGGAGAATATAATCCTGGTTTTTGGAGTTTAGTCTTATAATGAGTACTACTGCGGCAGGAGTTGTATTTCTTGCCAAAGACACAGGCAGGTGCTTATTACAACTCAGAGAAGGCAATAAAAGATTCAACCACACATGGGGGTTTTGGGGAGGCTTGATTGAAAAGGGTGAAACTCCTTATGAATGTATTCAAAGAGAATTAGAAGAAGAAATAGGCTTTGTACCTGAACTGCAAAAACTTAATCCCATAGATGTTTATCAAAGTAAAGACAAAAACTTTTACTATTATAGTTTCGTGTATGTAGTAGATAAAGAATTTTTGCCACCTAAATTAAACGGAGAAAGTGCAGGATTTGCCTGGGTAAATATTGGGCAATGGCCTAAACCCTTGCATAATGGTTCGCATATTACCTTAAACAAAAACGGTGGCACAGATAAACTATATACTATACTAAATATCCATTCTGAATAAATAATATTGTATGAGCAAAGGCGAAATCATAGATTTTGTGGTACTGCGAATACAGAGTGAACTGGACAGATACCAGAGAACAAAAACAATACCTCATTCAATACTCGATGGCACTTATGATATTGAGGAGGTGGCGGAATTGTATATAGACAAACTGACACCGAAGTATCAAAAACTTGCTAAGAAATTACACAAAGAGTATTATGAAAAAATTCAAGACAACATAGACTCACTCAGAGAGGCCCTAAGAAAAGATTACTCTGCTATAATGAGTAATTTACACACTAACCATAGCAGTTTTTATTTTGATGCCGTTATGAATTTATACAGACCTGATATGAATCCTGTTCGTGCTCTGTATTATCAGACACGTGAAGTCATCAGAAATTATAATTCTGAAGACCCGCATCACTATTGGCTAGTGGATCTAGTTACTGATAGACATTATAATAATATTATATGTGATGCTCTAGCAAAAGATGTTAAAAAATTAGAAAGGGTTATAAAAAGATATTATTTTCCCATTACAAAGAATAGTGAGGGTGTTCCACTAGAATTATTTCATGCTAGGAGAACATTACAGGACTATAGACATTTCTATAACTTTTTTGCAGATGTTAAAAAGTTCCGTCCTGACGAATAGTAAAAAACATATTACAGGTTAATCTGTTTATGTCAGTGTCTTTTTTACTCATTGTACCATGCCAACTATTTTCAGAAACCTTAATTAAAAGTAAATCCCCTGGTTTGCCTCCAACTTCTGCAACGAAGCCATCTTCCACTTTGTCTGATGTATGTATAGTTGTACCAAATATTTTTTCTGGGTTACAATATAATATTCCTCTAACAGGTAATGTTTCAACCACATGATGATCATTATGTATGGGAAGATTGTGGTGACTTTTTGTAAACATATTCATTGAT